GTCGCTCTAACTTGTCCCCACGACTTCTTTGATTCCATAACTCATAGGAATTGAAAGCGTTGATAACGCCCCAAGCGGTTCCCTTATGAAGTTCCCCGTTCCAGTTTTTAGTTATGTCGCCTATAACTCTTTCGTAGTTATTTGCGGTTCTTGGTCTTTCCATTTCCTCGTCGCTTGGTCTTGGAAATAATTTTTCCATAATGTCGTTGAACTCTTTGTCATTGACTTCTTTGTCAATAAGTCTGTTCACTTCATCTTGGAAAGCTCCGTAGTATTTGCCTACGAAATTTAATGTTTCTCTTGCTTGCTGAACTTTGCCTGCAATACCTGAAGTATGTCGCATACTAAATTGTTGCGAAGCTCCGTTAAGAGCCATACGCAAAGTGTTCTGACACACAACTCTTACTGGTGTCATT